CTGGTAAAGTTAATTTAACTGGCGACAAATTAAATAAGAAAGTATATTATAATCATAGTGGATTTCCAGGTGGATTGAGAGAAAGAACTGCTAAGGTTATGAAAGAACAATATCCAGTTGAAATGGTTGAAAGAGCTGTTAAAGGAATGCTTCCTAAGAATAGACTTGGTAGACAAATGTATAAGAAGTTATTTGTTTATGAAGGAATGAATCATAATCATGAAGCTCAAAAGCCTGAAAAGATTAATTTATAGGAGGAATTATGGCAGATAAGAAAGTTTATACAGCTACAGGAAGAAGAAAAAGAAGTGTAGCTCAAGTTAGAATGACTAGTGGTAAAGGTAGTATTATCGTTAATGGAGTTGATGTTAATGAATATATGCCTTATGATACTTTAGTAATGGATTTAAAACAACCACTTGTACTTACAGGAACTGATGGTCAATATGATATTGAAGTTACTGTTAAAGGTGGAGGATTTAATGGACAAACTGGTGCTATTAGATTAGGTATTGCTAGAGCTTTACTTGAAGTTGATAGTGAAGGTTATAGACCTACTTTAAAAGGTGCTGGTATGGTAACTAGAGATGCTAGAATTAAAGAACGTAAGAAATATGGTCTTAAGAAAGCTAGACGTGCTCCACAATTCAGTAAACGATAGGAAACATACCTATTACGAACCTCATAAACTCAATGTTTATGGGGTTTTTCTTATATTAAGATACTCAATAAATCTCATTAAATCTAGTATGTAGCACACAAGTAGCACACAAGTAGCACACACAAAAAATAAAAAGACTAGGATATATTCCTAGCCATTTTTAATTAGTCCTCATCATCAGGTCTATACCATGATGGAGTAGTGCCATCTATATTCTTATGATGTTGGATAATATCATTAGCACAATCACTACATATTAATCTGTTATAGTGTGATGTTCCATAGTGAGTAATAGATACATAATCTCTTTTACCACACCAATCACAATTAGCGACTCTATCAAAGTATAAGATATTATTTTCTCTGCATTCTTTTCTAATTGCTTTTCTTAAAAAGTCTGCCTTTCTAGTTCCTGATGCTTTAAGTGCTTCATTAAGAGATTGCATTTCTTCTTTGTTTAAATCTACATTAAATTGCACTTTGTGTTTTTTACGATACTCTATATCGTATTTAGTTTTTTTTGACTTTTCCATAGACTTTTGACAAATCTCATTATTTATGGTATTATTATTAGCAGGAGGAGTGGTTTATTTACCACTCTTGCTAATACCAAAGGGAATGCCTAACTCGAGTTTTAAGGTTATTCCTTTTTTTGTTATCTTTATATTGATAACCTTTAATGAAATTGTCATCTTGACCTCCTTTCTTTTTTATTTGTAATCTTTCTTGATTACATACTAATTGTACCATACTACCTAGGTAGTGTCAAGCATAAAGTGATAATTTAAGTGAATTTTTTTATTTTTTTCATAAAAAAAGCAGTTATTCTAACATATTAACTGCTTCTAATAGGTCATCAATGTCTTTATGTGTATATACTTTATCAGTAATATCCTTACTAGCATGTCCTAGTATTCTTTTTATACATAATTTATTAGCATTTGTTCTATCCATACGAGTAGAGAATGTATGTCTAGTATCGTGAGGCTTATGTTCAGGACTAAACTCTAATTGTTCTATAATCTTTTCCCATTTCTCATGATAATAGTTCCAATATTTCATTTGTTTATATTCGTGATTGTATATTAGGTATTCACTACCATTTTTAATTGCATTATCATACCATTTCTTTACTAATGGTACTATTCTCTCATGGAATGGTATGACTCTATTTTTACCTGCCTCGGTTTTAGAGCCACCAACCATATATTTTTCGTTTATATGAACATTTTCTACTTTAATATCTAAAAGTTCGCCGACTCTCATTCCTGTATATATTAGTATTAATATCGTGTCAATAAAGTCCATTCTAGCGACATTATCCCATAACTTGTCTATTTCATCCTCTTCAAATGGTATTCGCACTAATTTAGTGGTTTTTTTGCCTATATCGATGTATTCTGAATACTTTCTTACATCCATATCATTTTTAATAGCATAATCGTACATCTGATGCCATAATATCTTAAATGCCTTTTTAGCAGACCATTTATTACCCATACCATCAACGATTGCTTGTAAATGATTTAATCTGATATCTACAAATGCCATATCCTTAACATCTTGGCAATAATTCCAACACATATTATATACTTGTTGAGTCTTATATGCTATTTTAGGATATTTCTCATTTTGCCATTTTTGATGTAATTCATCTACTGTAATATTTCTTGCATCTATATCATAAGGTTTTTCATTAAATAAGGCTAATTCCTGTAATGCGAGGGTTCTAGTTTCATAATATCCAATAGTCTTTCTGATTTGTTTTCCATTTTCATCCCATCCAACAGTTTTGACTACTCGATAAGGTTTTCTTCTATTACCACTCAACTTCTGTACAGAGCCGAAAGAATTAGGTAATTTCATCTATCAAAATCCTCCATTTCCATTGTGTTTTCGGTGAATATTTGATATAATGAAATAGAAAAATCCATAACATTATATCTTATATTTTGTTTTTTAGTTTGTCAGACTAATTGTGATTTTTCATTTGACTTACTGTTCGAGCAGTAGGTCTTTTTTTTATGATTGTTTTTTGGATTTAAAAATATCAATTATCTTTACTACACACCATTTAATTGGAGCATAGAATAAATATTTAAAAATTAAAAAATAAGAGTAGAAAAATATAATATATTACATATTAAGTAGTCGCTTACTTTCCAACTTGTAGTAAAATATCTACCATTTCCGATTTTATTAATTGTTCTTACTCTAGCACCCATATAATTACCTCAACTTTCTTCTTACTTCTACTGCTACACCTACGATTTTAACAGGTTTTGTTAATATATCGTATTCATTAAATAAATATGGTTCATATTCATTGTTTAATGGCTTCAATATTATACTCTTTTCTTGTTTAATGACTCTTTTAAATGTTGCATCATCACCATTTACCATAACAACACAGTCATCACCTGACTCACAATCAGGTTGTTGTTTAATTATTATTGTATCGCCTGTATGATAATCAGGATACATACTATTTCCATCAACTTTAAGAGCAAAGTATCTAGTACCATTTTGTACCCATTTATAAGGAATATCTTCATAACCGATTATATCTTCTATTGCTTCAATAGGTATACCTGCAGGAACTTTGCCAAGTAGAGGTATTTTAACTGTCTTTGTAGTTGCTTCTAGATATATAGCATTGTCAATTGATATTTCAGATGGTTCTTTATCATCAAACCATTCTCTATCCATGTCAACATCGTATCCCATCAACCAACTCTCACTAACATTTAATACTTTTGCTAATTTATAAATGTTGTTTTGTTTGGCTTGATAGTTTCCTGACAAATAGTTACTTATAAGAGATTTATCTATTCCTGTCTTATTTGCCAAGTCAACCTGCTTCATTTTACATTCTTTCATTGCAATATTTAACCTACTTGCAAATGTATCTACAATCACAAAATACCACCTCTTTACATTAATTATTATAAACATAAAATTAAGAAAAATCAACAAAAGATATCAAAAAAAATAAAAAAGTTGAGAAAAATCATTTTTTCTATTGTAATTTAAAAATTATTTTGCTATACTTTTATTGTAGTTGAGAAAACTCAACAAGATAGAGGGAGGTGAAAGATGATGAAACTAGAATTTGATTATAGTAAATTAAAAGGTAAAATTCGTGAAGTATTTAATACACAATCATCATTTGCAGAGCAGTTGGGAATATCTACTTATAGTTTATACAAGAAATTATCTAAAGGTGTTTCATTTACTCAAACTGAAATCATTAAGTAAGTTATTAAATATTGAAGCACATGATATCCCATTATATTTTTTTACAGAAAAAGTTGAGAAAACTCAATAATTAGTCTGACAAACTAAAAAACAAAAAACAAATTATAAGAAAGGAATGGATTTTTTATGAAGAAAATCACAATTAAAGAAGCATCTGCATTGATGCATAAATCTGCTCAATTTATTCGAGTTGGATTACAAACAGGAAGATTGCCATTTGGTTCGGCAGTAAAAGTAAATAAAAGATGGAACTATATTATTTACCCTGATATGTTTTATCAATATTTAGGAATAAAGGAGGCAGAAAAAAATGACTAAAAGAAGATTAAGACCATGGGTTAAATATACATTAGTAGCAATTGTAAGTGCAATTGTATCAATCGCTATATATCAATTATTTACTTTAGAAACAACTAAAACTACACCTGCAGGAAATTACACATGTAAAGGTGGAATTATCCAAGTTTGTACAGGTAGTAAAGAAGTTGCAGATTATTTGGGGGTGTAGTTATGAGTAAAAAGAGTCAAACATCCGAAATAATCGCATATTTAAGAAAATATAAACAAATCACTTCTTACGAGGCAATCAAAAGATTTGGAGCAACTAGATTATCAGGAATAATATTTATTTTACGAGAAAGAGGTTTTGGAATAGAAACTGAAATGGTTCAAGGCAAAAATAGATATGGTCATACTACAAGTTATGCAATCTATCACCTTGTAAAGGATTTAGAGGAGGTGGAAGATATATGATTATAAGTATTTTAAAGTTTTTTGGAGCAGTAATTTTAATTAGTTTAGGGGTGTTTATATTAAGTATTTTACTTATTTCAATGTATAAAGAAATTAAAAAAAAGATTGGAAAGTAGGTGGCATAATGGCAGAAAGAAGAATGTTTGCAAAAACAATAATAGATAGTGATGCATTTTTAGAAATGCCAATGAGTGCAAGACTACTTTACTATGATTTAGGAATGAGAGCCGATGATGATGGTTTTGTAAATAGTCCTAAAAAAATAATGAAGATATGTGGTGCTTCTAACGATGATATGAACATCTTAATTTTAAGAAAATTTATAATTCCATTTGATAAAGGAATTGTTGTTATTAAACATTGGAAAATTCACAACTATATTAGAAACGATAGATATAAGCCTACTGTATATACAGAAGAAAAGGCAATGTTAGACTTAAAACCTAATGATGGTTATGTATTAAAAAATAATAATGGTATACCAAATGGATACCAAATGGATACACAGGATAGGATAGGACAGGATAGTATAAGTCAGTATAGTATAGATGAGGCTAATAATAATGAGCAATCACTTTTACCTGCCTCTGATAACAATGAATTAAAAAAACAATATGAAGAAGAATTTGAAAAACTATGGTCACACTATCCTAATAAAAAAGGAAAAGACCAAGCCAAAAATAAATATATACTTGCTAGAAAACAAGGAACAACTTATGAAGAAATTGCACAAGGATTAAAGAATTATATTAATTACATTAAATTAGAAAAAGTTGATAGTAAGTTTATAAAACATGGTTCAACATGGTTCAATCAAAAATGTTGGAATGATGACTATTCTACTAATAAATCGGTCAAGGTTGATAGTCAAATGGAAATATTAAAAGGTATTCATAATGGAACAATCAAAGTTAATTAGTATTGTTATAGCAAAATTTAAAATTGCTTACCCTTACTATTTTAAAGATTTGACCGATGAGGAGTTTCTAGGATTAGTAAGTTTATATCAGGAAGAATTAGGTATTTTTCATCCTATTGCCTTACTAAATGCTATTAAAGTAATTATTAGAAATAATAAGTTTATGCCTACATTAGCAGATATTATAGATGAATATAGAAAGAGTCTAAAAAACTATTATATTGAAGTAATTGAAAATAGTAATCCTAAAAATAAAAAATACTTATTAGATATGGTTGATTGGTATTCATTACACAAAGAATTTCCTGAAAATATACCAAATGATGTTATATCTGATATTAAAGCATTAAATTACAATCAAATAAAAGAAATTGAATATAAAGAGGTGATGAAATGACAATAGATGAATTATCAAAGTATCATGTAATAAAACTTGAAATAGAGCAAATAAAAGCAAATTTAAAAGAATTAGATGATACAACGATTGGAAGTCCAAAAATATCAGGAATGCCACAAGGTTCAGGACATGTTGGTAATCCTGTGGAAAGTTTAGTTATTAAAAAATCAAAATTAGAAATGATACTTAAAAAGAAACAAGATAAGTTATTAGATGAACAATTAAAGATAGAAAATTTTCTTGAAACAATCGAGGATAGTAATGTCAGAGTAATTATCCGAGCAAGATTTATAGATGGTAAGAATTGGCATCAAATAGGTAAAGAACTTAATTTTGAAAGAACTACCCCATATTATCATTTAAAAAAGTATTTGAAAGGTAGGTTAAGAGAAGATGGCGAATAAAATGAAAATCAAAGACATCTTTAGTTTCAGTAAAATTCAATTAATCCATAAAATAAATTCATTAGAAGTAGAAAAAGGTGCATTAGAAGATATAATCAAAGATGAATTATTTAAAACATTTATGGAAAAATTACAAGAACCAAGTGAGATATCACGATTAAGAAAGGAAAATAAGAATTTAAGAGCCAAAAATAAGACTTTAAAATCTTTATTAAGAGGTGAAAAGTAGTGAAAGGAGGGAATACAATGCGACTTTTATATATAGATGAGAATGATTTTAATAAAAAGTTAAGGAGTCTAAAAATATATTGTCCTATTGCCTATAAACAATTAATATTTAAAGTTAAAAAAGAATTAGATGCATCAGTTCCTGATGGTATATATCGTAGAGAATTAAAAGCATCAAAAGAGTTTAAATTTGTTTATGGAACAATTGAATTAGTTTATAGAGTCTATAAAGGTGAAATCATTATGGAAAACATTGAACCCTCACGATTCCTTTTAGATGGTTATATGTCTAGCCTAGATACCTATAAAGGTATTTGTTATAGAGATAATAAAGATAAATTTAAAATTGATTTAATTATGCAGATGAAAAGAAAGGACTATGCTATATGAATAAGAGATTACGAAAAATAATTAATTACTATGGAATTAAAAAACAATTAAAGTATTTTCAAAGTGAAATATTTGAATTAAATGAAGCAGTTATTCAATATGAAGAAAGGAAAAGAAACCCTATTGATATTGTATGTAATGCATTAGAGCCAATTATGGCTAGTTTAAATAATAGAAAAGCAGTTAGTATTACAGATGCTATTAAAGAAGAAATTGCAGATGTAATGGTGATGTTAAAACAAATGCAATTATACTATAACATTTCTGATGCAGATGTTAAGGAAATTATGAAATTTAAAGTTGATAGACAAATAGAAAGAATTAATGAGGAGGTAAGCAAAAATGATAAATGATGCTATTAAAAGAGAAAAGAAATTACAAGAATTATTAAAAATA